GATGAACAGCTCATCGAGCCCCGCAGCGTCGAGGCCCAGCGCCGGGCCGAGCAGCGCCACGAACTGAGAGTCACGGCGCACGGAATTGCTGTATTCCCACTCGATGAGGGCTGCGGTTTTCGGAGGGTCAGGAAGTGCTTCGATGGCGGTATTGACGGCGCCCAGCTTACCCGCGGCGTGAAGTGCCAAGCGCGCTTGCCGCATAGTCACTTCAGTGGGCACAATAATAGGCGGGGCCGGCAGCACGCGGATCACGTCTCCGTCGAACCAAAGTCTGGATTGATTTCCCGACACAGCTTTAAGGGCGTCGCGCAAGCCATCAGGCGTGTTTGTATAGCTCATTTTTTTACGATCCGGATATCGAGATAATCAACTGCGTGTACCAGAGTCGAGAGGCGTCACCGCCGGCGGCAGCGAGGGCAGCGGAACGGCCAGACGGAGTATTTTGATACACGATGCCGCTCATCGTTCAGCCTTTTTTCGTGAGAATCCACCGTGATTTCAACAATACGGCTGTTGCCGTGTTTGCAACAATCTGCATTGACACAGTCATTGCATTGTCGATAGACGTGTCAATTGACGTAAAAGAAGGTGATACTGTATCGACCAGCCCTATCCCGCGACCCCATTTGGAGCTCACCTGCTTATTAAAAACACCAGCGTTGTGGATGCTCAAGAGCTTTTCGGATATCGGGTATGTTGCCGTTTGCTCTCTATTAATCTGGATTCCGTTGATATTCCAAATGAAATTTTTAACAGCGCCTCCGGTATCGCCGCACACGCTCACCTCCCACTGCAATTCTCCGTCCAAGCCCATCGCCCCGGCCGGCAGTGTTACTCCGGTCACTGCCGTTATTACGCTGATTGTTTGGGTGATTCGGCCCGTGGGCGAGCCAGGGAATACAGTCGGCGACGAAGGGATGGCAGATGACGGATTGCCAGACGCGTACCGATCTCCATAAATAATCCCAGTCGTATCTGTCAGCCAATTGCCGTAATACCAGCCTTCGACGCAGCCGGACCCACCTGCATTCGCCGGCAGGCGGAAAAAGCATGGAAACCCAGCGAGACCGGAGCCAAGGCCTGCCATCGGGGCGGCGCCGAATGTGAACGCCCCACCACCGCCGCCGTTAAATGCCAGGCCGTTTGTCCCTCCGTCGCCGGCCGGGAGGACAAACGGCACTGCGGAGCTGTACAGCGCAACCGGGATTTGTTGGGCAGATTCAATCCCCTGGGCCGAGAGGGTTGCAGTCAGTGCTACAGGTTCGGTCTTGAACAAGCCCGTGGCCAGGAGCTTGCCGGCTTCGACGTCGTCGCGTTCTTCGATCTGGCCGGGCATCCAGACGCTTTGCTTGCCGGTGATGGAGAGTTCAGGCCAGCGCTGCTGAGTGCCGGCGTATTTTATTTCGATGCTCATAGTCTGGCCTTGAGTTGTGATTACTTGCGCTTGGCGGGCTTTTCAGCCGGAGCATCTTCGGAGGGCGGCAGGGTCGCCCAGCCTTGCTCAACAGCCGGAGCATCTTCGGAGGGCGGCAGGGTCGCCCAGCCTTGCTCAACAGCAAGATCGGCAACCTCTTCAGGTATGTCCTGCTCCTCCGTCGACGCTTCGAACTCAACGACTTCAACGCCGCGAAACGCGTACTTGAAGCCTTCGGAGATAATTACTTTTGGCATGTGAATCCCCATGAAAAAAGGGGCCGAAGCCCCTTTCTTGGTTGTGTTACAGATCAGGAGGCAGCAATCTTGAGGAGCTTGATGGCTTCGGTGTTGCGCAGCTTGCCGCCGGTGCGGCGCCGGACGTAGAACTTGACGAAGCCCGGGGTGGTGATTTCGTCGCGGGTCATGCGCAGGCCGACGCGGTCGGCGATGAGGTAGCCTTCGCGGAAGTCGCCGAAGGCGAGCGGTAAGGCGTTGGCGGCGACGGTGGGCATGTCTTCCATTTCGGTAACGCCGTAGCCCATGAAGGTGTCGGGCTGGCCGGCGGTAAGGCTGGGCTGCCAGAGGTACTGGCCGGTGGTGTCCTTGTACTTGCGCAGGGAGGCGAGGAGCAGCTTGTTGGAGACCCAGTTGGCGTTGCGGCGGTAGCGGGCGCGCAGGCTGTAGATGAGGTCGTAGAGGGTGTCGAGGCTGGCCGGCAGGGCGGCGGCCTGGCCGCTGGCGATGTACTGCAGGGTGCCGAAGGCGCGGGAGCTGTCGGCGGTGGCGACGGGGGCGGGGCCGGCGAGGAAGCCGGTGGGCTTCTTGGTGCCGTTGCCGGAGACGAAGGCGGCGCCTTCGCCTTGGTCGATGGCGTCGGTGGCGGAGGTGACGAGCCAGTCTTCGACGTTGAAGAAGAGGTCGTCGAGGGACTCTTCGGAGGCCTGGGGCTTGGCGGAGGCCATGCCGAAGGTGGGGATGACTTCGTAGAGGTCGGAGGTGTTGGTCTGGCTGCGGGCGTCGGCTTCACCGACCCACTCGAAGGCGGCGCCGTTGACGTCCACCAGCTCCTTGTAGTCGGTGGATCCTACGGTGCGGACGGTGGCGATCTGGCGCATGGGGGAGACGTCGCGCAGGATGCGCAGGATGGTGCGCTCGAGGACTTCGGGGAGGGCGTAGCCACCGGCGGCGCCGGTGGTGGTGACGACCTGGGCGGCGCGGGCTTCGCGTTCGCCGGCCTTGGACTTGGCGGCCAGGAGGGCGCGGCCGGCGGATTCGACGCGGGACTTGCGCTCGGAGTCTTGCGGGGCGCGGATCCATTCGCAGAAGGCGGCCTTGTATTCGGCCTCTTCGCGGGATTCGACGTTGCCGCCATCACCGCCGAGGCCGGGGCGGGAGAGCTTGGTTTCGAGCTTTTCGAGGCGGGACTTGGCTTCGGTGATGGCGTTGATGTGTTCGTCGATGCGGGCGAGCTTGGCGTCGAGGGCTTCAGTGGAGCTGCCGGACTTGATGGCTTCGATGCGCTGGTCGTTGGTCTTCTTGTATTCCTCGAAGGCGGTGTTGATCTTGTCGATGGCGTCGGCGATGGTCTTGACGGTGGGGTCTTCGCGCTTTTCGCGGAAGCCGAGGGCGGCCTTGGCGTGGAAGGCGGCCATGTGGGCGGCCATGGTGGCGAGGAGCAGGGAGGAGAGGGTTTTCATGGTGGCGGTCCTTACTTGGTGTGGGTGAGGTTGTCGATGAGGCGTTGGGCGGCTTGCAGGGCTGCGGCGGCGGACTTGGCGGAATCTCTCCGGTCTTCGCCCATCCGCATGACGCGCGACACGAAGGCGGTGGCGGCGGCTTTGCTGAATCCGGCATCGCGCAGGACCAGTTCGGCATCCTTGGGGATGTTGAGGGTGTCGGGGGTGGATTTGACGCTGGTGACGCGGGCGTCCTGGTTGGCGGGGAAGGTGACGAGGGAGACTTCCCAGAGGTCGACTTCGGTGAGGGTGCGGATGTCGGTTTCGACGTCGTAGCTCCATGCCTTGCTGATGAAGCCGATGGAGAGGCCGTTGATGGCGCCCATCTTGAGGAGGGCGTGGGCCTCTTTGCCGCGGGAGGTTTCGAGGGCGAGTTGGCCCTTGACGCGCAGGCCGCGGGTGTCTTCGACCATCTCTTGCCAGATTCCGATGGGCTTGTCGTCTTCGTGCTGCCAGAGGAGCGCGGGCATGGTGCCGGCAGCCTTGTGGGCGTTGAGGGTGGCGAGGAAGGCGCCGGGGACGATGATGTCGTCCCAGTTGTCTTTGATGCCAAAAACACTGGCATAGCCTTCGATGGTGCCGTCTTCGGCGGCTTTGACGCTGAGGGTGTAGGAGCGGGTTTGCCGGGCGCCGGGCTGGGCGGCGCGGCGTTCAAGCTTGCGCGGGGTCTTCATTTTGGGTGCCTTCCGGTTTGACGGCGGTCATGTTGAGGGGAGAGAGGGGTACATCGAGGCCGGGGAGCGGGTCTTTGCCCTCCTCTTCGCGGAGTTCGTTGCCGGTGTAGATGCCCATTTCGCGCATGGTGCGGGCCCAGACGGCGCGGTCTTTCATGGAGCCGGCGCGGAGGTAGCGGGTGTCGAATTCGCAGAAGAGCGGGCCGGCGCCGTCGAGGAGGGTTTCGTCGAGGCGTTGGACCCAGGCTTGATGCCAGGGGGCCAGGGTGTGGATGAGGTGGGCGGCGAAGAAGGCTTCGGAGCTGGCGAAGGTGGCGGTTTTGTCGGCGTGGCCAACCATGATGGGGAAGACGCCAAAGATGCGGCAGATCTCTTCGATTTGCAGGCGGCGGGTTTCGACGTGCTGGGCGTCGACGCCGGTCATGGCGGTGCTGACCCACTTGGCGGAGCGGTCGAGGACGAAGGGGAGGCCGGCTTTGGTGGGGCCGCTGAGGCGGTCGCTGATCCACTTGGTGAGGCGGGCGTGTTGTTCTTCGTTGAGGTTGCCTTCGACGGTATAGACGCCGGAGGGGCGGAGGCCATTTTTGTGCATGGCTTCTTGGCTGCGCTCGGTGGCGATGGCGAGGCCGATGGCGGAGCGGGCGAGCTTGATGACGTCGTGGGCTTCGGCATAGTTGATCTGCAGGCCGTGAAGGACGAAGACGTCGTCGGGGCCGAAGTCGCCGATGAGGCCGAATTCGTCGTAGCAGCGGTAGCGGACGTCGTAGCGGGAGACTTTGCGGACGTCCCACTTGCCAGGCTCGACAGGGATAAGTTCACGCACGCGGCCGTTGGCGCCCTTGACCTTGATGGAGAGGGCGGACCCGGTGAGGACGGCGTGGGCGGTCATGAGCTGTCGCCACTCGAATGAGGTTTGCCATTCATTGGGCCGGCGGTTGAGGAGGCGCCACTCGGGGATATTGAGGGCGCGCTCACGGCGGCCGTCGGCCTTTTGGCGGAAGACGCCCAGGGAGGGAGTAGCGCAGCCGTCGGCAATGACCTTGACGCAGGCGAGGACAGTAGAGACTTTGAGGGCGGTACGGTCATTGACGGTGACGCCGGCTACCTGGGCGCCGCCACGACCGTCGATCATGTCGGCGATCTGGTCGTAGCTGGGCCATTCGGACGATTTGCGGCCGATGGTGAGTCCGAAGAGTTTCACAGGGTTATTCCCAGAAGGATTTGGCTTCGGGCGCAATGACCATTGCCCGGTTGTGGGCAACGATGGTGGCGACGGCAGCGTCGATTTTGTTGGAGGCGCGGACTTTGCGCGGGAAGATGTTTTCGTTGCGGTCGGGCTTGACGTCGACGTTGGAGAGCATCCAGACGTAGGCGGGGTTGCCGTCGTGGCGAAAGCGGCCGGCGTCGATGAGGGCCGAGATGTCTTTCATGGGTTCGCTGAGGTAGCGGACTTGCTGGGGAATATCAACGACTTCGAAGCCTTCTTCGGCCAGGTTTGCGCCGAGTTGCTGGCCGCCGTAGGGGTCTTTGGCAACTTCGGCAATGGATATGCCGTATTCGGCCTGGGTGGCTTTGATGTCTTCCTCGATCTGGCTGAGGGAGATCATGTTTCCGGGCGTCTGAATGAGGTGGCCGGCATTGACCCAGGCTTGGTAGTGGGCGTTTTCGGGCTTCATCACGGCAGACTCGGGGACGTAGTTGCGGCTGATAGTGGTGTAGGTGTCGGAGTCGGGGCCGTCAGGGCCGGGCTCGCGGAAGTGAAAAACGCAGGAGGCGATATCGACTTTGCTGGCGAGGTCCAGACCCACGATGCACGACTGGCCAGCGAAGTCTTGCAGGCGGAGCGTGGGGTCGCCGCAGGTTTGCAGGTTGGCGAGGTTGAGCCAGGGCGAGGCAGCGCCGACCCAGATGTTGTGGTGCTTGGTTTTGAAGACGTTTTGCTTACGGGGGTCTTGCTTGGCATCGTGCATCTGGGCGAGGAGGAAGTCGCGGTTGATGGAGATGCCGAGGAGCGGGTTTGACTTTTCGATGGCCGCTTCGGTGAAGGGGTCGTCGCCGTCGTCGATTCCGAAGATGATGCCGAAGCGGCGTTCGTTGTCGATGAGGCCTTCGAGGATCTTCTGAAGCTCATGCTGGTGCAGGTAGCAGGGGCCGGAGATATCGGCGCCGGCCGTGGTGATGACGAGCAGCAGGGGCTGCGACCGGGCGCCCATGCCGGTCTTCATCGTGTCGTAGAGGTCGGGCGTTTTGTGTTCGTGGTATTCGTCGACAATGGCGCAGGAGGGTGAGGCACCGTCGCCGGGCTTGCCGATTACAGGCTCGAACTTGGAGTTGTTGGAGCCAATGGAGAGGTTTGAGGCATTGGGAGTGACGCCGTAGCGGGTCAAAAAGCCGGGCGTGGCGCGGGCCATGAGGAGCGCGGGCCGGAACACTTCCATTGCTTGATCTTGCGAGGTGGCGCCGGAATAGACTTCAGCGCCGTACTCGCCGTCAGCGGCCAGCATGTAGAGGCCGATACCGGCGGCGAGCGTGGATTTTGCGTTCTTGCGGGGGATGAAGACGTCGGCCTCGCGGAAGCGGCGCTTGCCGGTTTCGGTGTGAGTCCACCCGAAGATACTGGCCAGGATGAAGATCTGGACAGGCTCAAGCGCGATACGCTGCCGGCGGGCGGCCCAGTCTCCTTTGATGTGGGGCAGAAGCTGGACGAACTTGCAGATGCGTTCTGCAGGCCGGAAGGCGCGGCCTTCGTGGTCGGTGATTTCCGGGTTCCAGGCATAGGACCAGCCGCCCATTTCAGCCCGGGCGATGTCATCGATGTGCCGCTGGCAGGCAAGGCGGTGGTACTTGCTGGAGACGATGCGGCCGGCGACAACGTCTTCGGCGTAGCCGGTGGCAATATCGCCGTAATGGGTGGGGCTGACGACTGGTGTCACAGCGCACCCCATGCGTCGTCGCCGAGGTCAAGCGCACCTTGGCGGTTGTCGGATTGCTTCACGCGGCTGCGGGAGCTGGGGGACATGCCGAAGCTGGCCAGGTAGCGGTCGCAGTCCTGTTGCAGCTTACCGATCAGACGGATAAGCACTGACTCGCGCACGAAGCCGGTGGGCGTCTGCTGGGTAAAGCATGCGTCAAACTCGTCGAGGCCCGCGGCTTCGGCCGCACGGCGCTTGGCTTCGATAGCCTCTTCGGCCTGCACAAGACACGCCCAGGATTGGCAGTAGATTGCCAGCGCCGCGCGGT